GGAAGGTCTTTGGGTGTTCCGACTTTCGTAGAGACCGCACGAAAAGAGTCTCAGTCTTATTTATTGACCTTCTTCCTGGGGTTTGGTCTTCTTACCAATATTATATTTTTGCTCCAGAACCCAATCTCCCTTATCCTTATATGCAAGAACCTTGATTTGATTGAGAGGTGCAATGTCTGCAACGGCATCTTCCTTTACAACTGAGATAAGTCCCCAGTCAGCAAGAAGACGTGCAATTCGGTTACGTCTCTGAACATCATTAACAGTGAGGTTGGCGTGTTTCCCATCAAGGGCAAACAACTCCTTAAAGTGAACGATAAAATATCTACCCTGCTTATGAAGGATATGACAGGACTGATAGAGTTTCTTTTCCTTGCGTGAGGCAACACCAATCCTGGTCAGTGTCTCACGTACTTTTAGAAAGTCATCAGGTTCGCTGAGAAGCACTTCCACCATTTGGTCCTGAGACCATTGAACTGTAGGTTCCACCGTAGTCATTTCATTCCTCCAACATCAAGTCGTTGTTTAATAAAGTTAATCTGTTCTTTGGTCAGAATTTTCAGAGCCTGAGATGCCTTCTCATTACTATAACCATAGTATTGTTTGACACATTCTAAATCTTGGACTTTATCCTTTCGGAGCCAAGGAGAGAACCTCTTTCTTTTCCTCAGACTATTTAGATAAAACGAATATTGCATATCCTTTTCTAAGTTCGGATACTTATTCATTTCATTTGCATACATCACACAGTCCATGTGACCAGACAAACAACGATTAATAATATATGGAGGGTAAGAACTAATATGTTCTGATAGATTCTCCTTATTAAAGTTGATTGAGTTAAGCCAGTCCTTCAATTCCATAATTAAAAAGTAAAAGTTCCTTACGTTCTTTTTGTTCACGCATATATTCACCTACCGATCTCATAGTGTAAGTCAAGTCAAACTCTCCAGTTTGCCAACCTTTAAATCTATCTTTCACCAACTGAGAAGAGTTATAGGATATGAGTTGAGGACCAACAAATCTATCACAGACAGCAGCAAAACTATCATGATTGAATTTGTTGTGCATGTTTCCCTTCTTACCATAAAGATTATCTTTGATATCGTATGGGGGATCTAGATAAGTAAAAACATCTTTCCAGTCAGTAAGAAGATTCTCATAAGACTGGTTTGTAATTTTCCAGTTCTCAATTATCTTTGTGTATCCTGGGAGTTTTTCAATTCCTCGCATTGAGAAGTTGGAGTCACTTGCTTGTTTGCTGAAGGAGGATGACTCGGTGAGACCAGAAAAAGAACACTTATTGATAGTATAAAAACTGACAGCACGCTGTAAAGAATCATTATTGGATTCATCATTTAAATACTCCTTTGATTTTAAGAATAGTTCTTTTGCAGATTCTGGTTCTGGATGTCTAGATTTTAAATCAGATAAGGTCTCATACAAGGCATTACCATCATCCTGAAGAACTCTCCAAAAATTGTATAGAGGTTCATAAAGATCATTAACCCAAATATCAAGGTGAGGATATTTTTTAGTAATATGAATTGCTACACTACCACCACCTAGAAATGGTTCTCTGTACTCTCTACAGTCAGATACCTTCAAGAGGTATTGATCCATCTTAGTACAAGCACGAGACTTGCCACCAGGATACCTTAAAGGAGTTTTATGGGATTTCATAGGTAGTTAGGTTCATCCGCACGAAGAAGAACACCCTCAACTTTATTCAGTAGTTGTTGCATATCATTATGCAACATACGATACCCAGTGCCGACATACAATTGTCCAAGGACAACTGATACTGTAGCAGTTCCCCAAAAAACGTAGTACCATCTAGATTTTACTTGTGCTTTAATCTTGGTTTTCATAATGTTTAATTAATCGTTCTGCTTGTTTTTTATCAATACCACAAGGGGCATTCTTAAGGCATCTAATGATAACCTGATTATCGCATATGGGAGGTTTGATTGTAAACCCCCACTTATCTACTTTACCTTCCGTAGGTGCTTCGACATAATCAAATTCACTTGGCATTATTCAATACCTGGTGGAAAGTTTTCAATCTCGGTCAATTCATAGTCCCAGTCTTCCATAACCGTGTTAGCGAGGAATCTATCAGATAGCATTTCGAGTTCCTTCTCAGCATACTCTCTGCTCTCTGCTTCCAACCAAACGTCGATGACCTTACCAAGTCTAAGTTTCTTGATATCCAACTCGGACAATCTCTTACAGGCATCTCTCACAGCATTACCTGCTGAGTCATCAACCTGTGACCTCAGACGAATGAATACAAGTGCTTTAAATTTCATCATTATAATATGCAATAGTTGCGTGGAACTTATCTATGGGATCAATTGTTTCTCCCAATGAACTTCTTATTCTTTCTTTAACTTCTTCATTACTTATCTCTTTCAAGATTTGTCGCAATTCATCATCATCAAACTTGACATAGTAATTATCACGATGTTTCATTTGAATTCACCATTTAAGTAACTTTGTTTAGTTTTTTCTAGATGACAATCATAACACAACAATTGACATTTATTTAACTCTTCTTCAAATTTCTTTCTATCACTCATAAGAAGTTTTCTGGTAATCTCAAAAGATTTGTTTTTGGGTTGGATATGATCAAATTCAAGTCTTTCCTTTACTCCACACTTTACACACTCACCTCCCAATTTTTCTTTACATTCTGATAGTGTTTCGTAATATCTTTTTTTAAGATAATCTTTTTTTTCTTCACTATGTTCTGCTCGATACTCTTTTATTTTTTCAATTCTATTTTGATAATACTCTCTGCTTTTTTGACGTTCTTGATCTACATTTTCCCAATATTGTTCTGCTCTTCTTTGCTTTATTTCTTCTTTATTTTTTTGATAGTATTTTCTATAATACTCCTTTACATAATCAGGATCTTTCCAACTCATTTGAATTCACACTCCACCATAATTTCAGTTAGACATGCCAGCATGTTTATTTCCTGATCCGCAACAAATGCCATTTGATACTGATACTTAGCAAGCACAAGCACAGCAGCAGGAATACTATTCGGAACCAAGGAATCATAACAAGCATCGTAAATACGGCGCAATAGGACAGCAGTATCATTGTCCAGGTTATTGACAACCCATTTACGTACTTCGGGAAAATCTTTTTCCTTAAGTTTCTTAACCAAATCATTTACTTTTACATCACTAAAAGTTGCAAGGATACCTGGATCAATAGTACCTGAAGAGGAATATCTTTGACACTCATTAAGAACACGTCTCCAATCTGGAAAGTGCTTATTAATAAGTTCTACCAGGACCTTGTTATCATATTTAACACCTTCTGTATCCAAGATTTCTTGGATGCGTTTGAAGAATGAGGCTGCAATGGCAGGTTTGTTTTTACCTCCGATTCCGAATTCGACAACCGTTGTGCGGGAATGAAGTGGTTCGAGAATTTTGTTTTTGAAGTTGCAGGTAAAGATGAATCTGCAGTTGCCACTAAACTCCTCAATAAACGCCCGTAGGAGGAGTTGTACATCATTGGTTGTGTTATCTGCCTCATCAATGATGATGACTTTGTGTTTTGCAGTTGAAGAAAGCGAGACGGTCGAAGCGAAATTCTTCGCAGTATTTCTGACGGTATCGAGGAATCGTCCTTCATCGGATCCGTTGATGACATAAAAATCTACTCCTAATTCATTGCAGAGTGCTTTTGCTACCGTAGTCTTTCCACACCCAGCAGGACCTGCAAGGAGCATATTTGGTATCTCACCTTTATCTAGGAAGTCTTGAAAAGTCTTCTTAATACTTGGTGGTAAAATACATTCTTCAATAGTCTTGGGTCGATATTTTTCAACCCAAAGAAATTCATCTCGCATAGTCATTCCAAAGGACGAACAAATTCATTTGACACAATATCAGTTGCCTTCAATTGCTCTTTCATATATTCTACACCATTTTCAGGCATAGCACTATCCCCACAAGTAAAGACATCACAAACTGCCATACCATTCTCTGGCCAAGTATGAATACTAAGATGACTCTCAGCAAGCATAGCAATTCCAGTCACACCTTGAGGATCAAACTTATGTACTGTCAAGTCAAGTAATATTGACTTACATTCTTTTGATGCTCTAAACAAAACCATTCGTATGAACTCTTTGTCATCAAGCAGATCAAAAGGGCAACCTTTTAAAGTAAAAAGAATGTGTTTCATGTCCACTTACCAGGGGGAATAACTTCTCGGGAACGTTTCGCAACCCACTGACCAAAATCA